GAAAAGCGGACACCCGTTGGCAACTGTAACTTCATAATAGGACTGAAAAATGGCTAATACTATTGACCAAGCCTTTATCAAGCAGTTCGAGACAGAAGTTCACATGGCTTATCAGCGTATGGGTTCCAAGCTACGGAATACTGTTCGCACAAGCAATGTGACTGGCTCGGTTGCTCGATTCCAAGTAATTGGAAAAGGCGCTGCAAACACTAAAGCGCGTAACGGCGATGTAACTGCAATGGAACTTGTGCATACAAATGTCGAAGCCACTATGGCTGACTTCTATGCACCAGAGTACATTGACAAGCTAGACGAGTTAAAGATCAACATTAATGAGCGTCAAGCTGTAGCACAATCTGCTGCTGCTGCTCTTGGTCGCAAGACTGATGAAATCTTGATCACAGCAATGGACGCGGGTGCTAACTCTACTCAAATCCATGATACTGGTTCTGCTCTTGAAAAAGCTGACTTGTTGACCTTGTTCTCAACATTTGGCGCAGAAGACATTCCAGAAGATGGACAGCGCTACTTAGCAATGTCACCTGCTGGTTTTGCTGATTTGTTTGCTATCAATGAGTTTGCAAGCTCTGACTATGTTGGCCCACAAAACCTGCCATATGCAGGTGGGATGACAATGAAAGAGTTCTTAGGCTTTAAGATCTTCTCTACATCTGCTGTAGCTGGTGGTAAAAACTTTGCGTACCATACTTCTGCTGTTGGGCTTGGCATTAATGCTGATGTTCAAACTGAAGTAAACTATGTAGCGCAAAAGGTTTCACACTTAGCAACATCAATGATGTCTATGGGTGCTGTTGTTATTGATGACGATGGTGTCTTTGAAGTTCTTGATAACAACTAAGGGGATGGGGGCTTCGGCCCCCATACTACTATGCCTGATGTAGCTAACACTTCTATTAAAGTATGTTCTCGTGCTTCCGTTCTTATGGGAGGCAACGAGATTCAGTCATTTACGGATGGCACTGCTGAGTCTGCTGTCGTAGATGCTATGTATGAAGATACGGCTACTGCTGCGCTTACTAGTATGCGCTGGGGTTTTGCGACTACTCAAAGCACACTGGTGCGACTTGCTGCTGTTCCAGATGGACGCTGGGATGCAGCTTATCAAATACCGTCCACATCATTAATGGTTCACGCTATAACTGTTAATGAGTATCCAATTAAATACGATATTTATGCTGACATGGCTTACTGCGATGCAGTCGCCACAGATACTTTAATCTGCGATCATACATTTAGGGCTAGTGAAGCTGACTGGCCTCCGTTCTTTACTATTGCTGTAGAATATATGATGGCTGGTATACTTGCTGTTTCTGTTGCTAGGGATTCACAGCTTGCTCAGATGATGGATGAGCGAGCGCAGTTCCATATGATGAGAGCTAGAAGACTGGATTCACAACAGCAAACAACTAAAAAGCTAAACACATCGAGGTTTATTGCTGAAAGGCGAAGTTAATGCAGAAAGTCAGAGTACCCATTAACAGCTTTCAGTATGGTGAAATCAGTGATTCTCTTTTAATGAGGACTGATTCTGCTGTTTACTCTGCGTCTGCTCAAAGCCTACAGAATATGATTGTTCTTCCTGAGGGCGGCGTTAAGAGAAGACATGGATTTAAGTTTAAAAGTAATGCCAACTTTGTTGGTGGCGCTGCTGCAAATAAAAAGATTAGACTTTTTTCTTGGGTAACGGGCGAGCCTGTTACATATAGCAATACTTTAAGCGATGATACTAATAGATATGTTATTGGGATTGGGCATGGCTATATAGCTTTTCCATTTAGCTCAACCCTAATTGGCGCTCAGATACTTACTCAAGACGTTGATGGGGATGCGCTTCCGTTTGATGAAGATGACTTGCATGAGTACAATATTACGAGATACGGCGATATTGTTATTATCTGTCATAATAAGTTTGCGCCTAGAATCTTAACAAGAAAAGCAAGCACGACTCAAAGCGGTCAGTTTGACTTTGAGGTAAGTGTGTTTTCTTTTAGTCAAAGAGCGGATAATAAAGTTACTTTTCAGCCTTATTCTACGTTTCAGGATAGTGGTGTTACGCTTGATCCCAGCGCTACCAGCGGCAATGGGATTACGCTTACAACAAGCGCTGCTTACTTTGATACTACAGGCTCACAAACAGGTGGTGATTACCTAAACTCAAAGCATGTTGGTACAATTATAAGATACCATGAAGATGAGATAACAATCACCAGTGTTCAATCTTCTACGCAAGCCACTGGTAATGTGCATGAAACCTTAGATGTAAGGCTAAGTGTAGCAAACCCATTAAGAACTACTGATGGTAGCGCAACGATTGAAGTCACGCATATAAATCACGGCTTTCAAGGCGGTGAAGCTATTGTTATTTCTAATGCAGTAACTGTTGGCGGTATAAATGCAGCGCAAATAAATGGATCAAGAACAATTGATTCTAATATTATAGATGAAAATACCTATAGCTTTACTGCTGGCGCTAATGCAAATAGCTCAGAAGATGGTGGTGGCAATGTAGAGATTTCTTCTCATGCGCCTAGCCCTAACTTTGACGAGCAATCTTGGTCTGCTGTTAGGGGCTATCCAGCGGCTGTTACTTTCCATCAGAACAGATTAGTCTTTGCTGGTACATTGGCTGAACCAGATTCTATTTACTTTAGTAAGATTGGCAGCTTCTTTAACTTTGATGTTGGTGATGCAGCCGATGATGATGCAATACAAGTTACTGCTGCATTGGGCGAAATAAACCCAATTAGATATTTGGTTTCTAACCGTGACTTGCAGATCTTTACTGGGTCAGCAGAGCTTTACATACCTACATTCCAGAATCAACCGCTTACTCCAACCAATCTACAGATACGAAAGCAAACACCATACGGGTGTGAGTTTGTGACTCCTACTCCGATAGACGGTGCGACTTTGTTTGTAGAACGTGGTGGTAGGACGGTTAGGGAGTATTTGTTTACTGACAACGAGAGCGCTTATACTTCTACTGCTATCTCAACAATTGCCAGCCACTTAATTAATAGCCCAATAGATATGGCGGTATCGAACTCAAGCTTTGATACATCTGAAAGCTATGCTGCGTTTGTTATGACTGACGGAACAATAGCTTTGTTTAATTCAAACAGGGCTGAGAAAAGAGCCTCTTGGACAAAGATCTCTAGTGACTTTGGATCGTTTGATGCTGTGACTGCGCTTGGCAATGTTATCTATGCTACGATCAAAGATTCTGATGGCAACTATTATTATGGTAGCTTTGAGCATGCAACAGACTTTGAGATTGGTTTGGATTGTTGGAGGGAGAGATCTATAAGCAACAATGAAGTTGATTTAAGTCCTATATTAAACCAGCCCTATGGGAACGGAGATACGGTAACTGTGCTAGCTAAGGATGCTGACGATACACAGCTTTCTCACTTAGGTACGTTTACTATATCTGGGAATGTAATTGATCTGTCTGCTTACTCAGCGTTTAACTATACCACAGCCTACATTGGGTCTGCATTTACTTCTAAGATTATTACCAATCCAATTGATGCTTCTATGGGCAATGGCCCTGCGACTGGTGAGATCAGAGGGCTAACTAACATTGTAGTTGATTTTAAAGACACTAGATCAGCTAAGGTAAACTCAAGACCATTGGTTACAACGTCAGCCTTTAGCGGCAAGAAAGAGTTTCGTTTGTTGGGGTATAACCGAACAGCGCAGATAACAATAGAACAAGATCATCCATTGCCATTGCAGGTTAATGGATTAGTAGCGGAGCTAGTAGTTTAATGTGGCAAATACTTGCAGCGGGTGCAGCTGGATTGTCAGCAGCAGGTCAGATTGCAGCTGGTCAAGCGCAGCAACAAGCCTCTCAGTTAAATGCTTTTAATATTAAAACAGATAAACAGTTAAATAAGGTTCAAGCTTTACAGCAAGCTAGAGCTAGGCAGGAAGAATATGACTTAGCAACTTCTGCTAATGTAGCTGCATTTTCGGCTGCTGGTCGTGATGTGGGTTCAGATAAAAGTGTTCAAGCTTTCTTAGAAAGACAAAAGGAGCTTGTTGGAGAAGATATTGGCCGCATCGCAAGACAAGAAAGCATACAGGGTATGAAGTCAGAAATGGCTGCTATGGCTGAAAAACGTCGTGGACGTAATGCTTATGTTTCTTCTTTGTTTAGTGCTGCTGGCACTATAGGCCAAGGCATCTATCAATATCAAACGACAAGGACTTAGTAATGGCTGTAATTAGAGAGAGAACCAGAGTCTTTAATCAGCCAGTCGGTGTTGTTAGAGCGGATGCTGGAAGTGCAGACATTGGACGAGCAGTAAGTAATGTTGCCTCTACGTTTCAACAAATAGCTTTTCGTGAAGCTGCTGAAGATGCTCAGAAGAAAGGCATAGAGATTGCCGAAGCTGTTGAAGAAAAAAGATTAAGAACAATTAATCCAGAAACAGGAAAGCCAGAAGCATTTAAGGCTCCCAAAGGATTTGGTCGTATAGCATCTGCTGCTTATCAAAGCGTTATTGATAAAAGGTATGAGGATTCAATTGGCACTGAGCTTAGAGTTAAGGCTCAAGAGATTGCTTTAAAGTACCAGTATGACCCTGAGTCATATGATGAGGTAATGAGCAACTACATTGGTCAAATGGCTGATGGCGCTGAAGGTAAATACAAGACATTTGTAGAAACAACGGGTGCTAAGTTTTTAGCTCTTACAAAATTAAACATTCAAGAAAATGTTGCAAAGAGAGCAAGGCAAAACGCAGCTAACTCTATTCTTACTGGCATTAGCACAAGCCAAGATGATGCTTATAGCGTTGCTCGTGCTGGTGGTTTTATTGCTCGTGAGAACGAAGAGGTTAGTGAAGCTCAAGCGATACACGATAGAGAGTTTGCTAATGCTCAGAACGGCGTATCTTCTGCGCTGTTAAAGGTTGGTGCTGACCAGACTGCCTCACGGCAACTCAAACAATCTATTGCATTAGGCGCTGTTGAGTATCTTCTTTCTGGCACTGCAAACAAATCAGAGCGCAATGCAATTGATCTTGCCATACGAACTCGCGGCAATCAGATGTCAGGATTGCCAAAGGGTTTACAAGAAGAAGTTAAAAGTCTTTTGGCTTATATTGAGCCAGCAAACATAGAAGCGGTTCTCAGACATAGCTCGGTTGTATCTAGTGATTACAATGCTGTTGAACAGGATCAAATTCAGCAAGCATCAAATCTAGCAAAACTAAAAGCAAGACAGCTAGAGCTTACTTTACCTGATACTATTGATACGCTGCTTACTACATCTAGCCTTAATGCGTCTGATGCCTTTGCCTCAGATGAGGCTTACTCGATACAAGCTGGCCTTAATTTAACAAATGATTTGTACACAAGCGCTCAGGCTAAGTTAGATCAACGTTTTTTATCTGATGAAACTTACTCAAGATCAGAAAGGGAAGGTGATCTAAGAGATGTTCGTCGTAACCTTCTTCGCCCTTATTTAATTCAAGCTGCTGCTGAAGGTAATATAGAAGAGTTTCGGATTGCGTTAGTAAGCAATAATCCAGAAGACATGAGCAAGCTGTCATTAAAGCAGCGCACATTTATTTCTGAGATTTACAACACTGACTTCTTTAATCCTAATGAGGACACTGGGTTTGCTAGGGAAGTTTTATCAGCAAACATTAATCAGATTAGACAGCAACGAGATAGAGAAAATTTACGTTTTGAGATTGCTCAATCTGTAACAGAAGCTGCAACTGCTGCTGAGTCTGGTGCGCTTAGTGGTGAAGAGTTTAATTCTCTAAATGCTAAGATTGAAGATAGTATTGGACCAAATGGCTTAACGGCAGATCAAGGTATATCTGAATCAAACCGTCTAAGTAAGTCCAGAGCCTTTGGTGAAGTCACAACCTTTGCTGCTCGTGCCAACTCTAACAGTCTCAATAATCTTATTTTATATGTAGATAGCCGAGGTAAGCGTGAAGGCATGTCGCCTGATGTAGTCGCTGCTGGCAATCGGATCTTAGAAGCTACAGATGACGTTGATGCTGTCGTTAGTAAGATTAAAGGTATTAAGTCAGCAGTATCTGTTAATGAAACACAAATGAAAGAAGCAATTGAGCTTCGCAATAATTCTATCCGTATTCTTGGTGGCGGTGGAAACGCTAACGATAAAGCTGACAGAGACATTGCTCAGGATATGTTGGACAATGCTGGCATTGACTTAGCTCAGTTTAATCAGCTTCCCGATACACAACGGGCTGCTGCACTTTCTATAATGAAAAGCGTTCCTCCACAGGGGCTAATAGATAAGCTTGATCAGATTGGATCTGGCTTACAAGTTGCGAATGCAGAGCAATACTTAGATCTCTTTGCTGCCCTATCTAATGACCCAACTGAAACTGGTGTGTTTATTAGTAGATTTGGCAACGCAATTAGCCCGAAGGATGCTCAGCTTTTAACTGACATACATCAGATAAGATTAGCTACTGGCGGCAGTGTTAATGAGATTGCTACAACTTTGGTTGAAAGGCAGTCAGATCCCAAGTCCAGAGTTAATATGGATGTGGTTTTAGATAAGATGACGCCAACTGCATACGCTTTGGATCAAGTAGATGATCCTATTATTGCTGAAGAATTAGCTTCTGTGGTTGAGTATATGGCGCTTACTGGAAAAAGTGCATCGCAGATTAACTCTGTGTTAAGTTCAACTGTTGATAGCAAGTATGCAAAGAGCCGTTTTATTGCTGATCCGCGCTTTCCTGCTGGCTCAATCAAGAGATCACGTTATTCTTTAGAGGCTGTATTCCCTGAGAAAGATGATCGGAATGCATTTGTTACTAGGGTAAATGAGCAACTTCCATCTGGTTATAGTCTTATTCCAAACTTAGACGCAGATGAAAAACGTGTAATGCTTGTGCCTGATGAGAGCACTGCTGGGTTAAATTACTTTGCCTACTTTGTAGATGAAGGCGAGGAACTGCGCCCACTTATTATTGAGCAAGATGGTCAACCTATGTGGCCTACGTTTGATCGCAGTGACATTGCAGATCATATGGCTAACAAAGCGAGCCAACTTGATGCTAAGCTAAAAAAACAAGAGGCTAGACAGCAAGAAATATTTAAAATGCAAGAGCCTGATTACATTGAGAAGAAATACGAAGAAATTAATAAAGGTCTCTTGGAATGAAAAATGGGCTAACAGCATTAAGAGAAATTGAGGCAGGGCAAGGAGTAAGACCTTTGCCTGATGTTTCTTTTATGAGAACTGTTGGCGCATCACTAGCCTATAAGTATGATCCATTGCTAGACAGAGCTAAAGAAACGGCTCGCTTTCCTTCGTTGCCTCAAGATGGATATAGGGCAATAGATAACATTCCTGATAATATGAAGCAATATGGCTCGACATTGCTTAGAGCTACAAACCAAGAGCATATGGAGTTTTTGGTTCAAAACCTAAGAGATGGATTAAAAACACGCCAAGATCTTTCTAGGTCAGGTATTATACCACAGTTTGCTGCGGAACTCTTTGATCCTATTAACTACATTGGTATTCCGTTTGCTCGTGCTGCAACCTTTGCTGGCGCTGCTGTTAGAGGTGGTGCGTCTACCGCTGCTGTCGTTGCTGGTCAGGAAGCTATTCGCTATCCGCTTGATCCAATGGCTACAAAAGAAGAGGCGGCATTAAACATTGGAGCTTCGTTTGTTCTTGGCGGTGCTATTAGTGGTTTAGTTACAATCCCAATGCAAAGAAGGATTGCCGCGCAGAAGTCTGCTGAAGAAGAGATAGCTAATCTGCAAAAGCAGATTGAGCCAGTTGAGGGTGAGCCTGTTGCTGAGATAGCACCAAGTTTGTTTACTGACTCATGGCTATACAAAGCAGTAACTACTCCTATGAAACGTATTCTTACTGATGACAGCATCCCGAACTCAGTTAAGTTGCGTACACTCAAAATAGCTAACGACTCTGGCATACTGCTTGCAGCAAACAAACAAGGTCAAAAAGTAGGTAACTCAGTCTTTCAGAACTCTAAGCTGCTTGAAGGTGAATGGGTAAAAGCATATGATGACATGCTGTTAATCTGGGGTCAAAGCACTGGCAAGGGTGTAGTCAATCCTTTAGATTATACATTCAAGCGCAAAGACTTTGAGACATGGCTTGAGGGCGTAGACTCAAAAGCAATGCGTGGCGTTGAAGCTGCGGATGACTTTGAAGCTCAGGCTATGAATAAGCTTAATACTTTTTACAAGACTTGGGAGACTCGTCTTAGCGAGCAAGGCTTGATTGGATCTAAAGCACACTACGAAAAGTTTATAACAGGCCGTGAGAGACGCATAGAGGGCGCACAGAAACGCTTAGAGACTGCTCGCAACATAGACTACCGTATGAAGCTAGAGGCTCAGGTGCAGCGCTACAGCGATGAGATAGATGAGGCTCGTGCTATCTTAGATGATATAACTGATGAGGTTATGCCAGCTAATGAAAAGATCTTCCGTCCTAGATACTGGGATCAGGATGCAATCAAGGCAAACCGCGAAGAGTTTGAGCGCATTCTTACAGACTGGTATAGGAACAATCCGTCAATAGTTGTTGAGAAAGACGGTAAGTTTAGCAGGGTACAGCTATCTACAGATCCAGCTGCTATCAAGTCGCGTGTTGACGATACAATAGATAATATCATTGGCATTAAAGACATCTTAGATCCTGAGGCTGGTTACTATGGTGCTGGTAAATCAAAGCACTTTAAGCATCGTTTGGTAGATATTCCAAACGCATTGGTCTTAGATTTTATTCAAACCAATCCGATTGCTGTAATGAAGGCATACGTTCAGCGCACTGGAACTCGCTATGAGTTTTCTCGACAGTTTGATGGGGCATCTATCGACGATATATTAGATGATACGTTTAATGAAATGCTGGATGCTGGGAATACACCAGAGCAAGCATATGCAGCAATGAAAGATATGCGTCACTTGTATAAAAGAGTTACGGGTGGTTTGCAGCGTGAGCCTGATCGTTGGGATCAATCAACGGCTAGGATTCTTCGCAACCTTGCACAGCTAAATTATCTAGGTTCTGCTGGTATATCTACAATAACTGAACCAGCTAAGATTATGATGGAGCATGGGCTCGGTCCTACGTTTCGTGGCTTGTTTTCAATAATGAAAAATAATCAACTAAAGCTTGGCGGCAAGGAAGGTAGACTAGCTGGTGAGGCTTTAGATAATATTATGAACTCGGCTCAGTTGCGTCTTGTTGATGATGTTAACAATAATCCGTTTAGATCTGACATACTGGATAAGGCCAAAGAGCCTTTCTATCTTCTCAATGGTCTTGGCCCGATTACTCGTATCTTTAAAGACTTCGATGCTATGATGCGCTCCCACAGTATTATTGATTACTCTGTGCGCTGGACGCAGAGCAAAGCAACAAAGCAAGAGCAAGAATATTTGCTGCGTTATAATATTGACTTAGAAGATGCTAAGAAAATTGCAAATGCACCTTGGCAAAAGTCTGAGTCTGGTTTGTATATGGCAAACACAGAAGCATGGACTAATACAATTGAGTTTCCTGCGACTAAAGCTGAAGTCATATCTGGTCCAACAGGTGAGTTTGCTAAAGGTGGTCGCTATAAAGCAGCATTCTACCGTGACTCTGAGAAGAAGATTTACATAGATGAAGAGTACATTAAAGATGTAATGTATGAACAGCGCGGCTGGGAAAACCCACGAGTTGAAGGTGTTAAACCTATTAAAAAAGGTATTATCAATACGCCAGAAGATTATGTGACTTTCATTAAGATGCACGAGATTATGCATTCACTTAACAGGCCCAAAGATATGGGCTTTGATATGAGAAGAAAAGAAAGCAAAGCTGCTTATGAAAATGCAATTAATGATCTGGCTGTTGCTGAGATAGAGAAACAAGCAAGAGTAGATCCTGAAACTGTGCGTACATTTCGCAATGCTCTTGGTTCTGGAATTATGAATACAATCTTAATGGGTACGCCAGCAGATAAACCAAATATTGTTGATGGAATTGTTTATATTCCTATGCGTGTTGCTGAAAAATTTGGCATGAAGGAAGACAAAGAATTTAAGGGATATGCTCGTATTGAAAGCGGATTGCTTGGCCTACCGTTTCAGTTCTACAGCTACAGTTTAGCTGCGGTAAATAAGATCACAGCGGCATACGGGCATGGGCAACTAAAGAACCAGTGGATTGGTACAGCTTTAGCCATGGGCTTGGGCTATATGGTACTGCAATACAAAACGCCTGATTTTGTAGAGATGAGTTTTCAAGATCAGCTTGCTAGATCTTTTGATTACTCAGGGGTTACTGCTTTGTATTCTGATATGTTCTATACAGCTATGTCTACTAGCTTGGCATTGGGTGGGCCTAATCTAACTGGTGGTGTTCTTCAGCCTCGCTATCCTCAAAAGCCTGATGCGTTGGACGCTGCAAATGGTTTGCTAGGCGCTGGGCCTAGCATTGCAACCGATCTTGCTCGTGGATCTTATGATTTGGTTACGGGCAATATTGGTGAGGGCACTAAAGAAATTATTCGTAATTTACCTTTTGCTAGAATGTGGTTTTGGAAAGGTAAGATGAATGAGTTTACCAATATGATTGAGGGCGAGCTTGATGCGCCTCTTGGATTTGGTAGATACTGATTTGTACTAGACTATTTGTGCATTGAATCTCTCAGCTTCTTTGTGAGAAAAGAAGTTAGAGAGGTGAGCTATGTCTATAAATGTTGCAAATAATAATCCCCACGTTGTTTACACCGTTGCCGAGGGCGCAACCCAAACAACATTCTCAATTACCTTTGAGTTCTTTGATGACGATGAAGTACAGCTGTATGTAGACGGCATAATAAAAACTCAGGGATCTGGTGATGGTAACTACACTATTACTGGTGGTGAGGGATCTACAGGCACAGCAACATTTAACACAGTATCATCGGGCACACAGCCAGTAACAGGCATAACTGGCGGCAGTCAGGTTGTTATTACAAGAAACATACCTATTGAGCGGGTAACTGATTTCTCAGCAGGGTCAGATATAAACCGAGCAGCTTTAAATACTCAACTCGACACGCTTACAGCTATTGCGGCTGACAACAAAATGCGATCTGTTCGTGCGCTGACTGCACCTATTACAGACCCAACTGATGTTGGCACAAGTCTTGTTATACCTAAGGCAGCAGACAGAGCTAACGGCTTTCTTAGCTTTGATAGCAATGGTAATGCAGCCATTAACTCTGTTGTTGATTTAAGCTTTCTTACGCTTGAGCGGTTGGACATTGATAACGTTCGTATTGATGGAAATACCCTTAGCTCTACAACAGGTAGTTTAATCTTAGCGCCTACTGCTGATATTGAAATAAACATTCCAGCATCAAGTAGTTTGTATATGCAGCGTGCTGGAACAACTGCATTAGACTTTGCGTTTACTTCTATTTCTCAAGAAGTTCGTTTTATCAATACAACCACAGCAACAACGTATTCTGTAATACAATCAAATCATCTTGGCGGCACATCATCTGATCTTATTCTTAAGAGTGATGGTGGCCCGTTAGAGCTTGATACTGGTGGTGGTACTATTCCGCTAAAGGATGATGGAGTTCAGCGCGGTTACTTAAATATAAATACTGCAAATACAATTAAGCTATACACTGGCACAGGCACAGGAACGCTTAACACTACGTTTGATGGCGCTGATGTTACTATTGCTGGTGAGTTGGTTGTATCTGGCAACTTAACTGTTGATGGAACAACAACAACTATTAACTCAACAACGCTTACTGTTGATGACAAGAATATTGTTTTAGCTTCTGGCGCTAGTACCAGTTTGGCTGCTGATGGCGCTGGGATTACAATAGATGGCGCAAGCGCTTCGCTTACATATGTTCATTTAACTGGCGCTATGACTTTCAACAAAGATGTTGATATTGGCGACAATGATATTGAGAACGCGCAGAGGTTACATTTTACAGAAAATGTTTCTTTGTACCCTACATCAGGTGATGACAGCATTCTTAACTTACAAGCTGAGGACACTGGATCTGCTCAGTTAAGATTTATTACTGGTACTGGATCTGGTGTATTTCGCGGTGGTATTGTTGCCTCTCAAAACAATGTGTTTGGTTTAAAGGATTCAAACGATCAGACATTTATTAAGTCGCAAGACGGTAATTTACCCACTCAGATCTTTCATACATACGACAGCCCAAGTGCTGGCAGTAGCTTACGGATTGAAGCTGGTTCAAACTTTGTAAAGTTATATGGATCGGAAGGCGTAGAGGCTCAGAAGTATAAAGATGCTGATGACACCAGCTATTACTTAGAGCCAGCAGGTACTTCTGTATTAGCTACTGTTGGTGCTACTGAGCTTAATGTTGATAACATCACTATTGATGGCAATACAATTAGCTCAACAGATACTAATGGAAACATTAATCTTCGCTGCAATGGTACTGGTGTTGTTGATGTTGACAGCGAGTTGTTTGTTTACGGCAATGCCATTAATGGCACATCGGCTTATGTTCAAATTGGTAGCAGTGGTACTGGCGGCGATGATGTTCGCATACAAGGGCCAAATCCCAACTTTAGTTTATATGACTCAACTGCTGTTGCTGATGGCGTTGCTGCATATACGGGTGGTATGTTGTTTTACGGTCAGAAAACAAACACGGCATATCACACATACTCAACTATTCGTCCTAGAATTATTAATGGTCTTGACAGTGATACAGCAAAAACGGGTGCTTTACATTTTGGTGTAAGCGATGGTGCTAATGCTGCTGTAACAAATATTATTTTTAAGATTGAGCCTGATGGAATTGAGGTAGCTGGTAATATTACATCTACCAATGATCCATTAAAGATTAGCGCAACAACTGCATCAGGAAATCCAAATATTATTCTTGAGGGAGATTCCAGTCCTTCTGTAGCTATTAGAGGCGATGGTAGTAATGCTGATAGACTGTTGTTGCGTTATGATGATTCAAATGATTTTTCTTATATTTCTGCATCAGGAAATTTAAGCATTGATGCAAGCAATCAAGGTCATACGCTTTCACTAACATCTAATGATGGAATGTTTATTACTAATGGCTCTAGTAATATGACCATTACTTCTAGTAGTAGTGATATAATATTTAAGACAGGCACGACTGGTTCAACTACAGAAAGACTTAAGATTACTGGGGCTGGTATTGTTCAGTCATTAGTTGAAACTCAAATTGTTGACGAGACTTTAAAGGTTACAAACGGTAGCACTTACGGCTCTTTGAGTATGGATGAGAATACTGGAAGTGGCAGAGATTACTTTGACATTAAAGCTTTTGGTCATGATGGCTCTTCAACTGAAGGTGGCGCTGTTAGATTGTTTAGCGCTTCTAACTTAGAGTCTATTAGAACTTACTCTACGGGTACGACTGGTTCTGGTTATACTACGTTTAACTTTCCGTATGATTATACTTACGGAACTGGCGTTTATCATTTAACTGTAGCTTCTGCTAATAGATCGGGCCTTTATCTAAGATCAGACGTAAGTGGCTCTGATGCAGATGGCAAACAGTATGGCGAGTTGAGTGCAAGCTCTAGTGAATTTAAAATGGTTGGCTGGTTTGGTGCTAACATTGAGTTCAAGATTGGTGGAGATCTTGGAGAAACTAAGATTGCTGAGATTAGCTCTACTGGTCTGGATGTCACGGGGACTGTCATCAGCGATGGGCTGACTGTAGATGGGAATGCAAGTGTTGATGGTGCTTTGACGTTCACAAATCAAGGTGTTGTTAATGCTTATGTAAACTCTGAAGAGGGGTTTTATTTCAACATAGACAGCAATAATGACCAATCAACTGAACGTGTAATACAGTTTGGTGCCAATGCAGCAGACAGTTCTGGGAAAAAGATTGCATTGTTCCAAGAGGGCGGCGACATCAGCTTTTATGATTCACTAGGCAGCAGCCAGTCGTTCTTCTGGGATGCGAGTGCGGAGAGATTGGGGATTGGGACGACTTCGCCGCAACAACTCCTCGAAATATCAGGTTCTGCGCCAAAGATACGCCTCAATGATAGTAGGGGAATAACATGGACAGGTGGTGAGGAGTTAGGCGGCCTTGAATTTTATACCTCCGATACGAGTGCAAATGGGCCGCTTTTAGGGGCAAGTATTACTGCACTAAACACGGCTTCTTCGACAATCCCCAACTATAATCTGATATTCTCTACCGCACCTCACAACGATAATACTGGCCCCGTCGAACGTATGCGCATCGACAGCAGCGGTAATGTTGGGATTGACTTTACGCCTAAAACTATGGCTTCAGCAGTCACGTCAAGTTTGAATGTAGGCAGTGGCACAGTATTTCAAAGAACAAAAGATACCTATTTAGGCAGCAATATGTACTATAATGCTTCTGACGTAGGCAAAAGTATTTCTACTGGCTACGGTCTAGCTTATTTTCAAGATGTAACAAATGGGTCGCACAAATGGTTTACTTCTGCTGTTTCTGCTGGATCGGCTGATGCAACACATTCGTTTAGCACTCCAATGGTTATCGACAGCAGCGGTAACTTGCTGGTGGGTAGTACAAGTACTGACGGTTTTGATGGGACTAGCGGCCTAAAGGTGGCAAGTAGCACGCCTGGTTTTCTTTTAGAAAGAACAGGTGTGAGAAGTTGGCTACAATACATTTCCTCTGATGGTAGTTGGCGACTGTATGACAGCACAGATAATGCAGAACGCATATTAGTCGACAGCAGCGGTAACTTGCTGGTGGGGACTACTGATACAAACCCAACTACAGGCACATCGGAAGGTGTTGTTTTAGGCGGAAACGGTCTTATTTTAGCGTCTAATGCTAACGATGCAGCAATAGCTTTAAACAGAGCAAATAGTGATGGCGACATTGCTATTTTTAAGAAAGATGGCTCCCCTGTAGGGAGTATTGCTTCAATAGGTGGAACGGATGTGGGCATTGGCTCTGGGGCTGTTGGCTTACGTTTCCGTGATGCAACTTTCGACACAATTCGTCCATTTAACGTATCAACAGGGAATGATGTAGATGGTACTATTGACTTGGGCGCATCCGCAGCACGCTTCAAAGACCTCTACCTGTCTGGCAATGTTACAATGGGTGGCCGTCTCCTTGACAATACACACATCTTTGCCAACGCAGCAAATACAACTGAATATATGCGCCTCGATGCGAGCGGTAACTTGCTGCATCAAACAAACACGACAAATAATCTTGGCACTACTAATCGTGGTATAATTCTGCGCTCAGATGGTGGAACTGGTGCATACATTCAGATTGCTGATACTGGAACTACTAGCAAACTTCTCATGTATTTTTACAATGGGAACGGTCAAGTTGGTAGCATTTCCACAAGCGGTTCAGCAACAGCTTACAACACTTCCTCAGACTACCGCCTAAAGACTGACGCACAGCCAATGACAGGTGCAACAGATCGCCTTAAACAGCTTAACCCTGTCAACTTTGAATGGATTGCTGATGGTACTAGGGTCGATGGTTTCTTAGCACATGAAGCACAAGCGGTTGTTCCAGAGGCGGTCACTGGTGCTAAAGACGCAATGCGTGACGAGGAATATGAGGTTACACCAGCAGTTTTAGATGATGATGGCAATGTCGTTACTGAAGCTGTCATGGGTACACGCAGCGTTCCTGATTACCAAGGCATTGACCAAAGCAAGCTAGTGCCATTGTTGGTTGCTACAATCAAAGAATTAGAGGCACGTATTACTGCCTTAGAAAACGCCTAAAGGAGAAACAACATGGCTATTACTTACACTTGGACAATTCCAACCTTAGAGCGTCACACATCTGATGGTGGCGTTTACATTGCACATTGGCGCTGCACAGGCGTTGATGACGATGGTAACTCAGCAAGCTCATATGGCACCTGTGGCCTAGACTATGATGCCTCTGCGTCCGACTTTACGCCGTATGCAGATATTACTGAGGCTCAAGCTCAGGGCTGGGTGTGGGGTCATGTATCCCAAGAGGATACCGAAGCTGCTATTGCTTCTAAGATTGATGCGATAGCTAATCCAACGACTGAGGCGGGAGTGCCTTGGTCATAACCTAGAAAGGAGATCAACGTGACTGAAGACAAAAAGGTCATTACGATTGATGAAGTAGAATACACTGAGGATCAATTATCTGATGAGGCAAAGACTTGTATAAATCATATAGGTTCTTTGGATCAAAAGATTGCTAGTGCTCAGTTTAACTTAATGCAACTTCAAGGAGGTCGTGAGTTTTTCATGACTAAGTTGAAAGAAAACTTAGAGTAAAGATAATGGATAAACGCACCGTACAATCAGCACATACTCGCATTGATGGATTGGAGAAAGAAGTCGTGGCTATAAAAACCGAGATGGAAATTCAATTCAAAGATTTGTTTAACAGAGTTAAGCGCCTTGAGGCTGTTGTGATTGCAACGAGTGCGTTTATCATCGCGCTTCTTCTTCGCATGAATATGTTGGGATAAACAATGTTAGCTGAATTAGCAGCGGCCAATGCTGCTTACAGCACGATTAAGAAGTTTGTTGCTAATGGCAAAGAGGTGTCGGATTTTCTATCCCCTCTTAAAAACTTAGTGAGTTCTGAAGAGGAGCTAAGAGCTAGAGGCAACCGCAAAAAGAATGGATTGTTTTCCAAGGTCATGGGCAAATCTGCTGATGACTTTGATGAGTTCTTAGCTTTGCAAAAAATCCAAGAGCAACGCAAAGAGCTAGAAAGTATTTGTCGTTTGTACGGCAAGCCTGGAACGTGGGATAGTTTCTTAGCTTTTGAAGCCAAGATGCGCGTTCAACGTAAGAAAGAAGCAGAAGAAAGACAGAAACAAATCGCCAAGATTATTAAGTATGTAACATGGGGTATTGTGGCAACGTTAAGTGTTGGTGGTTTTGTTGTTTTGTATTTATTCACTGAGTTCTTAAAGGAGTTGTGATGACAATAGCTATGGAAAAAATATTGGCTTGGAAGATCATGCCAAGGATTATGATGCTGGTAATGACTGTTATGTATATTCGCGTCATAGAATGGTTTATGTCTCTTCCGCAGGGTGAGGTTAGCACACAAGCTACCGCGCTCACAGCCACCGTTACAGGCGCTATGACAGGTGCTTTTGCAGTATGGATAGGACATGAGAAATGATTGGTCAGATTATAGGTGCAGTTGGTGGTCTAGCTACCAGTTATTTAGACGGTAAGGCTGCAATCCAGAAGGCTAATGCGGAGATCAAACTCAAGCAAGCTACTGGTGAAATGGACTGGGAGCAGTCAGCAATAGAAGCATCGAAGGATTCTTGGAAAGATGAGCTATGGACTATAGTTTTCGTAGCTATTCTTTGCGCTAATTTTATTCCTTCTATGCAGGATGTAATGGCGGTTGGATTTGCTAATTTAGAAACTACGCCTCTCTGGGTGCAGTGGGGAATGTATGCCTCTATTGCTGCAAGCTTTGGTATACGAACCATGAAAGGATTAAAGAAGTGACTTTCAAATTATCCCAACGCAGTCTCGACAGACTACAAGGCGTTGATGACAGAATGATTTCTGTGGTTAAGTTTGCAATCACAGCAACGAAGACAGACTTTGGAGTTATTCAAGGCTTGCGTACCTTGGAAATGCAGAAGGCATTAGTAGCTAAAGGTGCTAGTCAAACCATGAAGTCAAAACATTTAGATGGATTGGCTGTTGATCTGATGGCTTACATTGAGGGCCGTGGTTCTTGGGAACTTAATCTGTATGACGATTTGGCTGACGCTATGAAGGAAGGCGCTGAAGCTGCTGGTGTGGCTGTGCGCTGGGGGGCAGCTTGGCATATAGATGACATTCGCAAGTGGGATGGCACAATGGAAGAAGCTATGAATGCTTATGTGGATTTGCGCAGAGGTCAAGGAAGAAGGCCATTCATTGATGGCCCTCACTTTGAGTTAATGCTTTAAGTTTGGAATCTTTTCCGAATGACGATTCAATACTTCTAAGGTTTGTCTGCGACTGTATCCCTTGAAGTTCATGCGTCTGCATATGGCTTCACGATCTATACCTTTCTGAGCTAAAGCAATTATTTCTTTTGTTTCTGGCTTAGCGTCTCTGCCACCCATGTGGTAGTTGACAGCTAAGTTTTGCTTTAGATAGATGTTTGTTCCGTCACGATCCTTTGCTCTCTTTCTTACTTCTTTAGCATCGGCAAGCATTGCTTCTCGCAATTGTTCTTCTGTCATATGTGATAGCCCTCACTTCTTAGTTTGTTTACGAATTGATTTAGTTCAGAACGCGCTGCCCATAGATCTTGTTTTACATTTGGATGTGGGTCGGTTCTGTTTTCTTCATTGATTAGTGTATCAACTCTGCGCTTTAGAAAGTCTAACTCTACTTCATGTGCGCGATGTATTTTCATTGTCTTCTCCCTTGCTCTACGACAGGCCAGTATATGTTGTTGCGATGAATAAAATTATTCAGACCGGATAGCTTTACGTCAAGGATTTTTGCTGCTTGTGTTTGTGTGCAGCGAGATTGTGCCAGTGCTTTTACTAGCTCTAGTTTTTCTTTCTTGTGACGTTGCGTCATCTCTTCCCATGTTTCCATGCTGTTTCCTTTGGGTAAAAAAAAGCCCCACTTAAACAGTGCGAAACCTAATTAAGCGGGGCAGTTGTGAGGGAGGGCAGGACGCTCCTCTGGAGAACTAAGCTTAGCTTAGAACGGAATGCTATCTTCTGGCAAGGACGAAGATTGTTTGCCTTGTTGTTTGTCGCTTATCTGAAAAGACATATAAGGCTTACCATCTTTCATGCGTCTCCATCCAGCGATTCGTTTTTCATCTGGTGATCCTTTCTCACCAACTGGGCCAGAGTAATCGGGTGCTGCATCATTGCCCTTCTTGTCGTTGTCAAACATTACAGCCATCTTCTGATAGACCTCGACAATACCACGACCATCTTTGGTCTGGTCTTTGACAAGAACTACTTTTGAATCTACGCCTTCAACATTGACCTTGCCTTGCAAGATCATTTGCTGTGTTGGGAATGGTGTAAAGGCTGCGCCTCTGTTTGTATCATCGTATTCTGCCATGCTTCTGGCTCCTGTGTTGTAATTGTTTTTCTAAGATTCTTAATTTTTTACCTGCTTCATTAATTGATTTTAATTCTTCATGACTCCTTTCCTTGTTTGATTGCAGGTAATCAATGATGCAAGTAATTAAGGCTTGCACCTCTGGTAGTTTAAGCGTGATATTATTATTCTTACCAGCCATTGCTATCGTACTTATTACCATCCATCTTACCTAAGAAGATGTCAGCATCACAGCCAATGTGCGACAGTGCTTTGGTTAGGCCATCAGTAATAGCCATCTTCGGTGCATCCTCGGCCATACGGCCTTTGTTTGCATCAAAGAACTTACGGCACCCTGTGAAGGGGCCAAATGAATTTGCTGGGGTACCATGCCAAACAGTAACATGCGCTAGCACAGCGCTG